AGAGAGACCAAACTCTACACATCTAACTGTTTTAGTAAAATCTAGTGCTCTAATGTCTTGGTAAGGTGGGGCCTGTGTGTATAATAAGGATCCATATTTAATCCCTATTTTGTGCAAATTCAATAAACTTATAAAACTCTGAACGAGAGTTGTCATTGTTATCCAGAAATGCACCAGACATGCGTGCAGTGCGCATAGTGGAGTCATGCCTGATGCCACGATTGGAACAACAAGTATGCTTGGCCTCAATCATAACTGCCACGCCATTATTCAATTCACAAGCCTGATCAATATGCTGATGAATTTGCATAGTCAGATTCTCCTGCACTTGTGGTCTGCGCGAAAACCAATCCACAATGCGATTGAGCTTGCTCAAACCAATAACCTTACCATCTCGAGAAGGTATGTATGCTACATGTGCTACGCCAGTGAACGCTGCATGATGATGTGAACAAAGTGAAGTCACTTTGATATTGTTCTGGCATACAATGCCATCATATTGATCCACATTTGCAAATGCAGTTACTTTGGGTGGCGTGCTGTAACAACCGGAGGCTAAATCCTCAACAAAAGCCTTTGCAACTCGGTGTGGTGTATTGGAGCTATTTGGATCATTGCGCCAATCAATGCAAAGTGCATCAAGATAAGCTTCATAAGCTTTTGCGGCATGATCAATAATCTCATTCTTCTCTTGTTCTGAGCGAGGATGGTTATGATTTGCGTATGGAATCAATACTTTCTTAGACATATTTACATAATATAACCTAAGGTTTTAAATTTTCAATAATAAATATTATAATCAATGAAATTTGATCAACTAGTCGAAAATACTGCTAAAACGCAGAATTTAAAGAGAATACGCATAAAGTTTGATCCTCTCAACAAAGAGCATGATGCGTTCAAGGCATATGCAGGTTATGAAGGTTATGTGCTTCAAGAATGTGGTGGCTCTGTTTCAATTGTGGTGATGCAACCTGCACAAGACATGAACCCCATGGTTGAGCTGCCTGCCTCCATGGTTGCAGCGCCTGTAAATAATAGTTTAGAAGGATTGAAGATTTTCATATTGCAAAAATTAGGTGCACCTGCAGGTGAAATGATTGCCAATTTAGCTGATATTGTAGCAATTGAAACCATACTTAAAGACAATGGGTTAAATGATATGCACATAAAAGATTTGTACAAGGAGTATATTCTAGGTAATGAGCAAATTCAATAATTTATTTTACCGCTTAATAGAAAAAAGGGATGGTGAGACAGATGAAGAGGCTCATAAGAGACAATCTGCAGGCTTAGAGAAATTAAAGCAAATGTCGCAAATAAAAAAAGACATGAATGCTGCCGGCAATACTCAAGATGCAAGATTACAAGCTTTAAAAAACTTGACTGATTTAAGATACAATAAAGGTAATTATGCAAGTCAGCAGCAAGCACCTGCACAACCTTCATCACCACAACCACCTCCCACACAGTCCCCACAGTCTCCAATGCAACCTCCATCATCTCAAGCCTTGCCTCAGCTACCACCACCTTCACAGCAACCGCCTCAACAACCATCACTACAGCCCAAACAAACTGCTCCCAAGACAGCTCCTGCCCCTGCAAGTACAAAGCCTGTTGATGCTGCAAAAATAGCCAAGCAGTATGATACAATGAATAAAATTGCAAACGACCCAAATGCACCGCAAGGGGAAAAGTCAGCTGCAAAAAAGAAGATGTCTGAGTTTGAGAGTAATTATCAAGAGATTATCAGTAAGTATAAAACAGTACCTTCAGCACCTGCAAAACCTGCAAATCCTCCTGCGCCTGCTGCAGCAGCACCTGTGCCAAAAGCACCAGCATCTGCACCGGTGTCAGTGGCACCAAAGCCTGTTGTAACACCAGTAGTAGCAACACCTGCTGCACCACAACCAGTGGCTCCACAGCCGGTACCAGTTGCCCCTGTTGCACCACAGCCGGTACCAGCAGCTCCTGTGGCTCCTGCAGGCGGTGGGAAAATACCACCACCACCAACCCCTCCACGCACATCTGCACCACCTGCAGGCCCATCTAATAATAAACCCAGAAGAATACCTAAACCCAGAAGAATACCTAACCCAAAGCAGCCTCAACAACAGCAGCGCGCGCCAAGTCCCTATAACCTGAGTGGTCTGCAACAACAATGGCAGCAAATGGGTCTGGGTCCAAATGCAAAAGCAAATGCTCTGCCGCAAGGAAAAGCTGCAGCAGGTGTTGCACCTCAACCAAATATGAAGCAACAAAATTTTGGTGCATATATTCAACCCAAGCAGCAGGGTATATTATCAAAAATTGCACAAGCTCCGTTTAAGGCATTACAAAAAGGTGTTGGTGCATATTCCAAGATAACAAACGCGCCAAGAGCTTTGGGACAGTCTTTAAAAGCTGCAGCAGGAGGCCAACCACAACAACTACAACAACAAATTGGTAGTGTAGCCGGCATACCTGCAAATAATAATAAACAATTAGAAATTAATAATCTTCTTCAAAGATTGAGAACAAACCCCAAAGATAATCAAGCTATAATCAGGTTAAAAGCACTCAAAGCTATATAAATATTAATATGAATAAAGACGTTTACAACATTACAGAACATTATTCGAAGATGGAAGAAGGTTTATTGAATAGACTTGGTGCGCGTGTAGCAGGTGCACTTAGCTCTGGCCCGAAAGGTGGTTATACTGCAGGTAAAGCAAATTATTATAAGACTGTTGCGAATGAAAAAATTGCTAAATTTGCACGTGATTTGTCAAATGATCTTCAAAAATTAGGCATACCTGTAGATGTAGCAAAAACTGCAGATCTAATGGCAGGCGCTTTTAACCAGACAATAGACACCATTGTAAACAATGCCATAAAAGGTACACCTTAATAATACCTTGCATAATTAAAAAACACAGTTGATTTTTTTCGGAATTCGGTTATAATAATACAGTAATATAAAGAATTGGTATGTTGAGAGTTGATTCATATAAAGGTGTAGTTATAATGAGAACATGAAATACGAAAGTACAAAGATAATTGAATTAGGAAGTTGTGCATTTAGACAGTGGAAAGCAGATAGCCATTGCAAATATATCCATGGATACAGGTTAATAGGAAAATTTTGGTTTGAATGTAATTATCTTGATGAAAAGAACTGGGTTGTAGATTTTGGTGGTTTAAAAGAACTCAAGCAAGTCCTAGAAAAACAATTTGATCATACATTATGCATTTCAGCTGACGACCCTTTGCTAGATCATTTTAAAAATTTACACACCTTAGGTGCAGCAGATCTAAGAGTCATGGACAAAGGTGTTGGTATTGAGAGAACAGCAGACTGGTGTTATGATGTAGCTGATGCACATGTAAGAGGCATAACTAGTAATAGATGTTGGGTTAGTAGGGTTGAAGTATGGGAGCATGATAAAAATTCTGCAATTGTTAGCTCAGGCTATCAACATGTACCGGATCATAATCCATATGCTGCAGATAAGCATGTTGCAACAAACAATACAATTGCAACAACAATACAACCATCTCTTGAACAAGTTAATGTTGTTAATGCCGGTGCTAATGTTGGTTCGGGTGTACCCCTTAGCACTAAAGTTACCAAAGGCATGAGCAATCCTTTTGCAGGCACATCTTGGAGTGTTTAAATGGTGCACAGAGAGAAAGATCCAATTATACAAAAATTAAAATCGGATGTCTTTGGCAAAATGAGTGATATTGTTGATGGTGGCAAAAAACCTTCTGCAACACCAGTATTAAATTTTAACAATATGCAGACAAATTATAGCACAGAAGCACAAGAGAATATTCGCAAGGCACTTGAAGAGCTTAAGCAGCTCGAATAATTATTTTGACTTGATATTTGCAATTACTTTAACAATAAACTTGAGTAATTTGCTGCGTGTAATGTCTTCTTCTGTTAGATGGAAGGCATGAATACCATTGTTACCACTTTCATTTGTATCAAAAGCTTTCATTATTTTTTCAAAACCAGATTTTTGTATATCCGATTGTAAAGAATCTCCAATTACAAATAACTTACAGTTCTTTCCATATCTTGTTAATATTGTCACAAGCTCACTGTGTTCAAGATTTTGAGCTTCATCAACTATTACTACACTGTTTGAGAATGTGGATCCTCTCAAGAAATTTACTGGTGTACATTTAAGATAATCACTATCAAATAGCATATTTGTTATTTGTTTGCCAACAAGCTCATCACATTTTTCTACTAATGGTATGCTCCATGGTTTAAATTTTTCATCAGCTTCACCTGGCAAACTACCCAATTTTCTGGTAGCAGACTCCACTATGCTGCGGATATAAACAATCTCATCTATCTTCTTTTCTTTTAAAAGTGTTAATGCCACATACACTGCACAGTATGTTTTGGCAGATCCTGCAGGTCCGTCACAAAATAATATGTGTGATTCGTCTGCCAAGCCTTTATCTACAAAACTTTTATGGTGTTCATTGAAATGAAATTTTTGATCAATCTTAAAATTAAGAAAGATATCGTTTTTAATAATTCCGTTCTCGTCTTTTGCTTGTTTTACAGCTTTTTTAAGCTGTCTGTCTTTTTTCGACATCTATGATTATTTATGCTTTATTTCTGCAAGAAGTATGATATAATATTGAAATGGATAACGAGAATACAATCTTTTTAAGTGACGATAAAATCTTTTACACAGTAGAAGGAGAAGGTGAATATGCAGGCATACCTTCTGTTTTTATGCGTCTTTCAATGTGCAATTTAACATGTCAAGGTTTTAAATCAGCAGATGCACCACATGGTTGTGATAGTTTTGTCAGTTGGTCTGTAAAGAACAGAATGACATTTGATGAAATTTTTGAATTTATAGCCCAGAATGGCTATAATTGCAAGCTACATGATGGTGCAATATGGAAGATTACTGGTGGTGAACCGCTCATACAGCAAAAACAATTGCTCAAGTTAGTTCGTGCATATGCAGAACGTTTTGGTTATGTACCTGTTATTGACTTTGAAACTAACGCTACAATTCTTCCGGATGAAGCTTGGATCAGTGAATTTAAAGCAACATTTACAACATCACCAAAATTAGCTAACAACGGTGATCCTGTTGAAAAGAGATACAAGCCAGCTGTTTTAAAATGGCATGCAGAGAATGGTTCAGGATTTAAATTTGTTATTAGCAATGAAGCGGATATGAATGAAATTCTTGAGAAATATATACATAATTCTGATATTAATGTACCGAAGAACCGTGTATGGTTGATGCCTTGTTGCGGCAGTAGAGCTGAATTAGCTGAAAAAGCACCAATGGTTGCAGAGCTGTGCAAGAAACATATGCTTAATTTTAGCCCACGCTTGCAACTTGTAATCTGGGATAAAGCTCTTAAAGTATAGTATGAGAATTGCTGTTTCCGGTTCTGCATGTCAAGGCAAGACAACATTTACAAATGACTTTCTTAAAGAATGGCCAACATATAGATTGGTTGAATCAAGCTACAGGAAAGTAATAAGGGAAGAAAAAGCTCGTCATAGTAAGGAGACTACCAAGGATTTGCAATGGAAGATTCTCAATTGCATGATTGAGGATATGCAAAAAAATTGTGATAAAGGCAATAAAGTAATATTTGATCGTTGCCCGCTTGATAATATTGTTTATTCTCTTTGGGGCAATACCAAAACTCCCGATAAATTTGATGATAAATTCATTGAAAAATGCATACCACTTGTTCGTGAATCCATGCGTTATTTGGATATTATTTTCTTCACACCCATTACACGTGTTGCGCCTGTACCAATTGTTAATGATGATAAGCGTGAAGTGGATGAATCTTATATCAAAGAAATTGATAATATCTTCAAAACAATTGTGCATCAAATTCAAAAAACAGGTGTTTCTACCTTTTTTCCAAAAGATGATTCGCCAGGTATTGTGGAAATATTCGGTAAACCAGAAGAAAGAATTCAGTTGGTAAGGTACTATCTTAATGTAGATGGCAATCTAATCGGTGAAGAGCAAAGTGTTATTAGTGATCTGCAAACATCTTCACAAGTAGAAGATTTACTTAAAACACAAAAACAAATAGCTGAAAAAGAAAAATTTGAAAAATCATTATATAATAATCTAATCCTACCAGATAGATAAATATATATGTGAGCAATTTTAATAATAAGTTTAAGTCTTTACTTGAAGGCTACGGGTCCATTACATTTAAGAAGCGTCTTTTTTATCCGCGCAATCTGCAACTTTCAAATGAATTTATTAAAGCATTTAAATTAGAATTTAATAGACTTCTTGGAGAAGGTCATGGGCCAAAAATTATTCTAGATAAAATTTCGAAAGCTTTACACTTTCACTCAAAAAACAATTAATAAAATTTCTGCACTTTCCAGGCAAGTAAAATATCATTACTAGGCATATTTAAAATTGATACTGGTATAACTACTTTGCGTGTGTTTGAGTCTATGTAATCATTGCCATCATCATCAAAATCACCGTTCAATGCATTTGCAAGAGAAAAATCAAAATCCTTCAAATTTATAAAAGGGAAGCTTGTATTGTATGTAACATATGTATTGTTAGGCACTAAATCTATCATCTTACCTGCATTAAATAATACTTTTAACTGTATATCTTGTGCACCGATAGTAAGACCTGCTGGTGCAATTTTAATACCCGTGAGAGATATTTGATCAGCTCCATTAATATTTTCTTGGTGAATCAATTGTGTTAGCCTCGCTGTACCTGATTCAAAAAATACGTTAAAAACAGATGCAGAGAGTATACTTAAATTTGTTGTAAAGGTAGCACTAAAAGCGGTTATTTCTGAACTTACTGTATTGTATGCAGAAAGTATTAACCCAGAGCTTAAAATAAAAGTATTAAAATTACCTGTAAGAGTAGCAGTTTTTGCTGTAAAAGGTGCTATGCTGCTAACAGACAATGTTTCGCTTGTAACAATTCTTGCATTAGCAGAATATGAATCAATAACCGAATAAATTTTTGGAAATTGATTTGAAATATAATTGATGTCTTGTGCACTTATTGAACCGGTATAGTTTGGTGTTTCAATCAGAAATAAATCTGATGACAGCAATGATGTAACTACAGTGTCCATTAACTATTGTATATTTTTGTTATATTCCAAGCTATTCTTGCACCAGACCTGAGTGGTGGTCTAAAGACAGCTCTAAATTGTATTTTGCTGTTACTATTTACATAGCTGTTGCTAACATTCTCTTCAATGAATATCATGGGTATTGAGGAAAGAAGATTTGTTTGTAGAAAGCTATTCAATTCCGTATTAAAAAGATATTGCACATTGATATCACTAGGCTGTATAAACAAATTTTGTGGCACACTATTATTTCCTATAACAACTTCGGAAAAGGAAGGTGCTGAATTTGATGCTGCAACATATATAATTCCATTGTCTGTAAATATTAAGGGAACTGCAGCTGAAACTGCATTTAATTTTGTATCTGTTTGTGCACTTAATGAATTTATGTAATCTGATGTTGTATTGCTTATATCAACAATAACACCGGAGCGTATGTCGAATGTGTTATAATTACCAGTCTTAGTTATTCCTGAAACACCATTAACATACAATTGTGTAATGTATGCCGATGCTGCTGAAACTGCAGTTGAAACTGTTAAAGAATCAGAAGAAAGCGATCCTTGAATAGTAACATTATTCCCTGATACCGCTATAAACGGGAGATCAACAAAATCAATAAGTGCTTGACCTTGCGGTGTCTTTACAACAAAATAATCGCCAGGTGCGATTTCTGGTATTTTCGGTAAATCCGATATATTGACATAATTGTTATCGTTTGACATTTCAATTATTTAATATATAATATCAAAGATGAAAGAGAAAATAGGTGTAGGTATTGTAACCTGTGATAGGCCTGCTTTCCTTAAAAAATGTATTAAAAGTATTAATAAAGACTGGTATGATGAATTAGTTATTATAAATGATGGGTTTCAGAGAATTGAACAGTCTGGGATGAATATTATTAATAATGAAGTGAATCAAGGTGTTGGCAAGTCAAAGAATAAAGCAATAAAATTTCTCTTAGAAAGAGGCTGTGAGCATATTTTTCTGGTTGAAGATGATGTTATTTTTCTTCAGAATGCATTTGAAGCATATATTGAAGCCAGCAAAAAAACTAGAGTGAAGCACTTCAATTACTGCTTGCATGGTCAAGACAACAAACAAAATAACACGCCTAATCCTCGTAAAATTTTTGAAATAAGAGGTCAGAGAGTTGCTTTATATTTTAATGTATACGGCGCATGTAGCTATTACCATAGATCGGTTTTGGAAGAAATCGGATTAATTGATGAAGTGTATATTAATGCTATGGAGCATGTTGATCATACAATGATTGCTATAAACTACAAATACCACCCACCATTTCGATGGTTCATTGACCTAGAGAACAGCAATCAATACATTGTTGATCAAGACTACCATCATGACAAATCTACTATAAGAAGAGGCAATTGGATGGAGAATTTTCGTAAAGGTGTAGAGAGATTCAAACAAAAACATAATGTTGATGTTACAAATCCCGGTCAACATTATGACAGTCTCGATAGAGTTATAGAATACTTTAAATCATTATGAGTACAGAAAAAATTGGTGTGGGAATTACCACATATAATACAGAACACTATTACGAGGCATTATACAACTCTTTACCACGCGATAAAATTGATGAACTTGTAACTGTGAATGGTGGTAAAGAATACTCTAAAAAATATGATTCAGATTGGATACAGCACCGTCAAAACAGATATCCAAGTGTGTGTAGAAATGATTGCATTAATTTTCTCTTAGAAAAAAAATGTGATCATATTTTTATAATTGAAGATGATATGGTCATTAAAAATAAAGATATATTTCACAAATATATAGATGCGTCCAAAGCAAGCGGGTTAAAGTACTTTTCATTTGTAAGTACATCCTGGGAATCTGGTACTCCTGAAAAGCGAACACCTAAATTAACCGTAGAATATAATAAAGATACGAGCATTTCATTTTACCCAAATATGTGTAATGAATTTACATATCATCATGCATCGTGTTACAGTAAGAACGGTCTGTATGATACAAGCTACAGATTTGCATGGGATGTTGATCTCACGTACAGAGAGTCCATTCGCAGTGATTATGCAGCACCGTTCTGGTGGTTTGCAGATTTAACAAATTCAGATAACTATATTATGAATAACCCTGAGACGAACAGTCGGATTGACGCACCGGATAATCCTGATGGTTCTCGTACTCAAAAAATACACAAAGAATGGGAATTTTTTATCAAAAAACATAATATTGCAGTAACACAAATACCGAATAAAACAAAGCAAGAAGTTGTTAGTTTCTTAAAGCAGATAAAGCCATGAAAATTGCAATTGGTATAAATGCTTTCAAGCCTTATGATAAACTAAATCATCGCGAAATTCTTTGTATAGAGAGTTTACGAAAATTAAAACAAAAATTTAAAAACGTTAATCTGTATATTGTAACTTTTGAAGAGGATAAGCTAACTTATGATGGGTTTACTACAGTTAATAAATTAAAAAAGAAATCAAATGCAGTTATAAAAGAATATTTTAAGCAAGACTGGCTCTCGCATGAATACAATTTAAGAAAAAATGATATTGATAATAACAAAAGAGAATTACCAATAGTAAATGAAATATTTGATGTTATGTCAGATATCGATAGTGATTATTTTTTATTTACAAATACCGATATAATAATTTCTGACAGATTTATTAAGCATATAACTGAAGAATTTGAATGCTATCCTGCAAGTAAAGCCTGTATAAAAGATATAAAATCTCTTGAAGAAACACCTGTTGTAGATGCATATTCAGTTCACGGCTTTGATGCTTACGCCATTAATAACAAGGTATGGAAGAAAGTAGCACCGAGACTTAAACCCTTTATTCTCGGACACAACTATTGGGATACATACTTCTTTACAATGCTAAATTGTTTTTGTAAGTGTAAAAATTTAAACAAATTACCTTTTGTTTGCTTCCATATAAATCATGATGGGTGTTCAAGTGATAAAGCTTTTGTTGAGAATTATTATACAGAAGATGTATTTAGGCGTGATGCAATAGTTAATAAAATTTGGTGGCCCTACGTGTTTAATGTCTTAGAAAAACGCCCGACAGTTAACAACTGTCTTTGGTACCAACCTTTTGAGAATGAAGTTGAATTAGAGCAACTATATTTTAAAATATAGTTAATGAATTCTGTTGTTGCATTGTCTATAGGCTTTACTTTTGACTATATTAAACCTTTTTTAAAAAGTTTTAATGAACAAGTAGATGGTACTTTGTTTTTAGTTACTGATCTAGCGCCTGCAAATATCCCGCTTGATCTTAAAAAAATACAAATTATAAATTTCTATAAGTTTATTGAAAAGCATAACATAGCAAAAGGTCTTACACCTTACAACCTAAAACCAATTATTTTTTATCTTTTACTCAAAGAAGTACAAAAGCAAACAGATTGTAGTATTACGATGCTTACAGATGTTGATGTTATTTTTCAAGGTGATCCTTTTAAAAAATTTAACGATCAATATACAAAAAATGATGTTGTGTTAGCAGAAGAGCGCAATTCTTACAAAGATTGTGAGACAAATTCAATATGGTATAAAGTAGGATACGCAAATAGTTATGATACTGTAAAAGATAAAAAAATCTTAAATTGCGGTGTCACAATAGGTAGCATTTCCAAAATTATCGATTACCAAAAGCAAGTCGCACAAGAATTGAGCATAATATTATCACAACGAAATTATTTTGCATATGATCAAGTAATTTTAAACCTTCTTACATATGTTCGCAAGACGCTAGATCTCAAAATTCTCCCCTTTGGTAATGATTTTATCATCCACCTTTCTGCAGCAAGAGAAGAAGATTATAACACAGAATGGCTAAGAAATAATTTTTTTGCTGAGCCAGGTAAAGAACCATATACTATAGTGCATCAATTTGATAAAAAGAACATAACGAAAGAATTTGTTCCGAAGAAATATGAGTAATTTGGTTTATTTTTTTCTTAACAGAACATTTCTACCGGGAGATTATAAAAATATGTACACGGCGGATACTCTTCCGCTATATTATCAACAAACATATAATAACAATAAAAAATATGCCGATAATTCTTACTTTATTACCCAGAGCCCTTGTAATCTGGATGGCTTTGTAGATGTTAACAGTCTAATTAATACAGAAAAATATAAAGAAGTTATCGATATCTTTCAAACTAAATGGTCAAGATATATGGTTGATCCGTTTTGGTTTAACACCACTATACGCGTATTTTTATTTTTAATATTTATTATAGAGAATAATTTAACTGATACTGTTCATGTTGAAGGTGACAATTTAATTTATTATAATATAGAAAATTTAAATAAAATGTTTGTAAATAATGAATATGGCTTTTGTAATGAAGCACCGTTTGCTGCAGCGCCATGTTTTATTTTTGTAAAAGATAAAAAAGCCGCACAAACACTTTTAGAACTTCATATAAAACTTATTAAAAAAGGTGAAGACAGTCTCAAGTATCATGTAGGTCATTTTTATAATTGGATTACAGACATGGCATTATTAGATTTGATCTACAAATATAATAAAGACTATAAAATGCTTCCTTGTTTACCATATGGTGAATATTCACAAAATTTTGAAACAATAAAAATGTTATTTGATCCCAATCCATATGGCATGTTTTTAGGCGGTACCAACCAGGGTCACCCTGCAGGTTATACAGAATATAGACATTTTATAGGTAAAGAAATAATGGAAAAAAATATTGACGTAATTTATGAAAAAAAGCCTTTTGTTTTATATGAAGAACAAAAAATACCTATTTTTAATCTACACCTGCATAATAAAAAATGTATTGAAAAATTTTTATGATTGATAACACAGATTTTATAATCACACCTGATAAATTATTAAGTCTAGCAACAAACTTTATATCTCGATATGGTAAAAAGATAACATATAATCCAGAAGAAAATATAATATTTTTGCACAGCGATAATATTATAACTTTTATTAGAGAGGTATTACCTAATATAAAATATAAGTTCGTTCTTATTACCCATGATGCAGATGCACCTATTATTGATGATTATCGAATAATTCTAGATAATATATTTCTTGTTAAATGGTTTGCTATGAATTGTCACATACTACACGAAAAGCTACAACCTATTCCTATAGGAATGGCAAATGAATGCTGGGCTCATGGTAATAAGGAAACAATGCTAAAAATAATTAATGAAAATAATAAAAAAGATAATTTTGTTTATTGTAATTTTGATCCTAATACAAACTTATATGATAGATCTTACGCTATTACAAAATTAAAAGCAAATAAATTTATTAATTTTGAATTTACAAAATTGCCCTACGAGGAATACTTAAGAAAATTGAGTACATATAAATACGTAATATCACCGCCAGGTAATAGTATTGACTGCCATAGAATTTGGGAATCAATTTATGTTAAAACTATTCCTATTGTAATTAAAAGTATACCGATGGTTTTCTTTAAGGACTGTCCTATACTATTTATTAATGATTGGGACGACCTCTCACAGGAAATGCTTATTAATAATTACAATACAGTACTAGAGAAAAATAACAATAAAGCAGATTTTAGTTATTATAAGAAACTAATTCTTGAATCTAGCAAACAAGAGTAATAATGGTAAATATCACAATGGACTATGACGAGCAACTAGCTGATGAAGCTCATCTGGGTGGTTACGGTTATAATGGAGACCCTGCTACTACATATCCAAATATGTGGAAATTTTTAGCTAAAGACAAAAAAATTAAATCTATTATTGAATTAGGCTGCGCTAGAGGACAGGTATTAAGAATTTTTAATGACTTAGGATGCAAGGTATTGGGAATAGAGGGGTGCACGAAAGCGGTAAAAGAAAATCTCCTACCCGACAGAGTCAGACAATATGATTTTACAAAAGTAAAAGTTATACCTCAAAAAAATTATGATCTTGGTATTGCTATTGAATTTGTAGAGCATGTCGAAGATTACTATAAAGAAAATTATTTGTCTTGCTTTGATGCATGTAGATATGTTGCAATTACATTTGCCAAACCAGGACAAGGGGGTCACCATCATGTAAACTGTCAACCCGAAGAATACTGGATAGGTATTTTTGAAAAAAGAGGCTTCACATACGATTTTGAATATACAAATATACTCAAAGATAAAGCGATGACAGATAGATTCGAATATTGTCCGACTTTTGATGGTAATCATTTTGAACATAGGGGATTATTTTTTAGTAAAAAATGAAAAAAGTCTTTATATCAATGCCTCACTACAGTGGGTGGAAGCTAGATTATTTTAAAAAATATATGGCACCGCGTAATAGAAAATATTGCGAGCTGCACGGGTATAAATATATTGAAACTTCGCCTGAAACACTGCATGTTTCACAAATTTTTCCGGGTGTTCCTGATCGAGATAACATTATGTTTTTTAGATGGCAATTCTTTAAAAATGCCATTGAGACGGGAATGGTTAAAGATGGTGATATAATAAATCATTTTGATTGTGATGTATATATTGCACAACCCCATAAAAAATTTGAAACTACAAAAAGTTTTACTTATGCAATTGATTCAGGCAATACCCATTGCATGGGAATCTTTTCTATGAAGATCAATGATTTTACAAAAAAATTGATTGACGCAATAACAAGTAGAGACAGATTTGAAGCATTAAAAAATTACCCTCTTTTTAAAGAAGACGTTGGACAGTATGTACCTTTTTATGCTTGTGATCAACACGCATACTACCATACTGCTGGTATCAAGCCTCACAGCTGGGTATCTTTTCTTGATATGCCTAATTTTGGATTTCATTCATGTAAAACAGAATACACAATTTTCAGTTTAGATGAATTAAAGGAACATGTTGAAATTTTAGGCCCTGAATGGAACACAACGCATCTTATAGAAGAGACGGGTGAAAACGGCAAACCTAATTATTATGATATAGTACGTATTGAAAAAGACAAAGTTATTAATCGTCATTTTGCGGGTGGTCAACCATGGCTTTGTCCAGAGTGGGAAGCTTATAGTCAAAAATATGTATAACACGAAAATATTTGTTTGTCACTACCACGCTCTTACAGAACGTAAAGCGTATCTCGATACAGTATTACCAACCTTAGATATTTCCCATGTGTATTCTATGTCTTTCACTCGCGATAATTTAAAAGAATATGAACACTGCTTTTCTATGGCCGATGAAGTAATAGACGAAAAATGTAAATATATGATTAATAAATGCGGTAAAGCTGACCTAGGCAATGGTATTTCAAACCCTATTAAAGCATTATGCTTAGAACATATAAAAATCTATAATTCTATAGTTGAGGAAAATTTAGATTTTGGAATTATTCTCGAAGACGATGCTGTGTTTGTAGATAATTTTAATGAAAAATTAAAAACTACAATAGATAATCTACCAGCAGATTGGGATGTAGTATTCTTAACAAACGGTTGCGAGGGCAGGCCACATCATTTAGCCTGGGCGCGTGAAAATAATCCGACTATTAATAATTTTGTAAAAATGGCTAAAAGAGTGAGTTGGACGGGAGGTGCATATATGGTTAAAAGACATATAGCAGAAAAATTTTCAAAGCATATATTTCCTATTGTTTACCCTCCTGACTGGGAATTGAATTACCTTTTAAATTTTTGTGAATGCAATACATATTGGTTAGAAGACCCTATAGTATATGAAGGATCCAATCCAGTGTCAGGTCATATGTATAAATACGGAACAAGTGTGTGTAGATAATTTATGAATAAAAATTTTAATTTAACAACACTTAAATGTATTATAGATGAATCAATAAACTACCCAACGCCTAGCAAATTTTCACCAGAAGGACGGAGCGGTGCTGCAGGCTTGGGTACTTTGTTATTTGGTTTAGTTGTATCTTTACGCGCAAAGAATATACTTGAATTGGGAACCGCTAGCGGTGGGTCTGCATACCCTTTGGTGCTGGGTGCCTACCTTACAAACGGTAAAGTTATTTCTGTTGATAATGGTACTTTTCCTATAAACATAAACTGGATTAATAATATTGCAATAGAGAATATATCAGAATACCAAGAATTTATACAATCAGATGCTATTCAATATCTTAAAAATAGAAAAGAACCTATTGATCTGGTGCATATTGATGACTGGCACGATAGGACCCACGTTTTAGCTGAATTAGAACTTGTAAAGGATCTCTTAACGCCTTGTGGTGTAATAACTATGCATGATGCCATGTATCATAACTCTGAACCGAAATATCGTGAAGAGCTGGATGCGGTTGGTGAATTTGGTGGAGGCGGTGTATATAAAGCAGTAAAAGATTTTGTAGCAAAATATCCTAATGATTGGGAATATGTAACAATTCCTGCTGATCACGGGTTAACTATTTTAAGAAAAATTCAAAAATGAATATATTTGTATTAGGATCAAGTGGTCAGATTGGCGCGCCTCTTACATCGTATCTAAGAAGTAATGGTCATACAGTAACCGAGTTTGACATTGTTAATACATATGATCAAGATGTATCTAACCCGCATATGTTTACTGTGGAAAAATTAAAAAAGGCTGATTTTGTTTATTTTCTTGCTTTTGATGTAGGTGGGTCGCGATATCTTAAAACATATCAAAATACTTTTAATTTTTTACATAACAATATTAGTTTAATGAAAAATGTTTTTGAAAAACTACAAATCACAAAAACACCATTTATTTTTGCTTCATCTCAAATGTCAAACATGACACACTCTTCATATGGTGTTGCAAAAAAGATTGGTGAGCTCTATACTGATATGCTCAATGGCTTGACTGTTAAATTTTGGAATGTTTATGGATATGAAGAAAATCTAGAGAAATCTCACGTTATAACAGATTTTATTTTAAAAGCAAAATCAGGCCACATCGATTGCTCTACCAATGGTCAAGAAAGTAGACAATTTTTATATGTTGATGATTGTTGTAAAGCTTTGCTTACTCTAGCTGAGCAGTGGAAAACCCTGGATAAAGGACCTGATCATGAATACCATATTACATCATTTGAGTGGCATACTATTCAGCAAGTAGCAGAGACAATACAGAAAATTATACCCTGTACACTCTCGTTTGCACAAGGAATCGATACAGTTCAAAAAGATTCTAAAAACGAACCTAGAAAAGATATTCTCAAGTATTGGTCCCCTTGTACGACATTAGAACAGGGCATAGACAATATTACTAAACTTTATAAAAAATAATATTGAAAAAATAAAACTCTATAGTAAATTTATATAGTGAAAAATCAAAAAAGCGCGCTTGTTTTAGGTGCCGGTGGGTTTATTGGCAACCATTTAGTTAATAATCTTAAAAATGACGGATATTTTGTCAGGGGTGTTGATCTTAAGATGCCCGAGTATTCTGAAACAAATGCCGATCAATTCTTTAGAATGGATCTTACAGATTTTAGTGCTGTTAAAAAAGCAATGAATGCATCCTGGCACTACAACATGTCAAGTAATGTTAAACCATTTGATGAAGTGTATCAATTAGCTGCAGATATGGGCGGCGCAGGTTATATTTTTACAAAAGAACATGATGCTAATGTAATGCAGAATTCTGCAACTATTAATCTAAATGTCTGTAGAACAGCAGTAGAATACAATTATACAGACAGTAGAATTTTCTATAGCAGTAGTGCATGCATGTACCCGGAGCATAATCAATTGGATCCTAATAACCCTAATTGTGAGGAAAGCAGTGCTTATCCTGCAAATCCGGATAGTGAATATGGCTGGGAAAAACTTTTTAGTGAGAGATTATATTTAGCTTACAATCGTAATTATAATTTAAATGTACGCATTGCAAGATTTCATAATATTTTTGGTCCGTTTGGGACCTGGAAGGGTGGCCGCGAAAAAGCACCTGCAGCGATCTGCCGCAAAGTTTTGGAATCAACCGGTGGTATAGAAATTTGGGGTGATGGTAATCAAACACGCTCATTCTTGTTTATTGATGAATGTATTGAAGGTGTGAGACGTTTAATGAAACAGGATAGTTTTCTTGGCCCGGTAAATATTGGATCAGAAGAAATGGTCACGATAAATCAGCTTGTAGATATGGCCTGTTCTTTTGAAAATAAAACTCTCGAGAGAAATTATAAACTTGACGGGCCTACAGGTGTGCGTGGCCGAAATTCTAGCAATAAACTCATACAAGAAAAATTAAATTGGCAACCAAACTATCCTCTTTCTAAAGGTCTTGAAAAAACATATTTTTGGATAAAATCTCAACTCGAAAAGTGTTGATTTTCCTTGCAAAGCATTTATTATTAAATAATGATTATTAATCAAAAAATATACGACGGCTCACTATTACATTCACGATTTGCATATAAATTTTTCCGAGAAAAGACACTACCCATTGGCAATATTATCGCATTTAGAGCACCGATGAAAGTTGAAGCAGAAGGCATGATTGACAGTGAAGACATTCTCAATGCTGATTATATTTACAGTGATGATGCAATTAATTTTCTCTGGGAAATTCCTAACCTTGATGCATTTGGCGCTGTTGCATATCAAAGACTTTTAAACACCCAGATTGCTAATATTCTCTCTACACAATATCTCAAAGCTCCCATTGAAATGAAGGGCGACGATTTGATTGTTCATAAGGAACACATACAAGGTAGTGTTGCACAGCCAACGGGCAAATGTAGTGTGAGCATCACATATACAAAGAATAATGTTGCACTTGGTCATACCGGTATTAACATTGTAGCAGGTAAGAAGGCACCCGCTTTTGCTTACTCCACAAATCTTACTGATGAGCAAGCTAATATCTTCATGGCAGAAGTTATTAATCTGTTTTATAATCTTAACGACGATATCTTCATTGCCACAACTAAAGTTATTAGTTAATGGATACAATTTTTGACTTTCTTAACTCCATTCTTTATTCTAAGAGAAGTAGAGAGATAAATCACGATAATAATAATTCCTACACACCATTCATGATCAATAGATGGTGTTCTTTTTATAATAAAGAGTTAGCTAGTGTTATCAACATTACTACAAACCGCTTTACTAATTTTTCAAAGCAAGAACATTTTTATTTTTTAAAAAATTTTTTACCAAAATACAATTTCAAGAAAATAGACTACGTTAAAAAGAAAAATACAAAGGAAGAAGAAGAGAGTAAAGAGTTAACAATGTTGGCTCAAAACCTTGAACTCTCTAAAAGAGAGATAAATCATTATATCTTATGTCAAAAATATCTGTAGATGCACTTGGACCAGTACCAAAAAGTTTAATTGATTTTGCTGATCTACCCAAAAATACGTTTGATTCAGTATTTTTAGGTCACAATCTCAAGCAAGTTCTTGATGATGTTATTCTTGCCATCTTTATTGATGAATCAGATAATGGTAAAGAGATTATTCGTAATGGTATTCTTGTACCAGTAAATGCTGAAACAAAAGCATGGCGATTGGGCAGAGTTGTTCTTGCAGGCCCAAGTGTGAGATACGCTAAACTCGGTGATGTAATTTGCTTTCCAAATAATATGGGTGTGCCTATTTCAAATATCGATGTAGATGGTTACGGCAAAATTAATAAAGGTATCTTTATTAACGAACAGCGCATATTCGGTATTTGCTCTACACGCGAGGACAATGAAAGTAGCCCTAGGATCGTTAAAAAATCTTCTAGAAAATAACGTCTGTGAAGTAAAGTTTTCTAGAAAGCGACCTGTTGCAGGTGAGCCGCTTACTCGTAGAATGCTATGCACAAACAGTGTTACTCTTCTTAGCAGTGTAAATGGTAAAATTTTATTAAACTACAAGCAGCCAAAAAGAGCACCAAAATTTAACCCAACAAATAAAAATATTATCATAACATGGGATATTTTTATGCAAGATTTTAGATGTGTTAATATGGAAAGCTGTGAACTCATAAAAACAATACCTGTTGCCAATGATGAATTTTGGAAATATTTTAATGAAAAATTACGCTTCATGTCTGCTGCTGAAAAAGAAAGGTTCATGGACACATGAGCATTTTAAATTTAGAAAAAGACGTTTCCTCAATCTTTCAGAAAAATCTTAAATTCAAGATCAATAACAAGACATTGAGAGAAGGAAAGTTGATACTCTTCTCGTTCAAAGAATTTTATCTTCATTTTAAACTCTGTGTAGGACACAATGCATACAAGTATATTGAGATACCCTACCCTTATACATATAGATTTGAAGACAATAAATTATTTTTTGACTATACAAATGGCACACTCACAAAAAAAGACAAAGAGTTAGAAACCATTATCAAGCTTTTAAAAAGACAGAAATTTTCAAAATTTTACGATAATACCTTGATCATTGAGTTCTTATAACTACAATTAGCACGTGCAGAAGAAACTAGTTTCATATTTCCCGCAAGACTACTCACCAAGTAAGAGCCAAATACAGCTCATTAACGGTGTAGAGAAGGCTTTTGCAAAAGGAAAAAAATTTGTAATTTGCTGTGCACCTACAGGCACTGGCAAAAGTTTTCTTGGCAAAACATTAGCCAACTTAAGCTCACCGCCTACATCTGCATATGTTAATTTAATTAATAGCTACGATGCATTTAGACAAGATTATAGTGGCAACTATACACATGAAGCAGATGCAAGAAAAGAGCCTGCCTTTGGAACCTTCACACTCACCATAACAAAATCTCTGCAAGATCAATATGTGAAACTCTTTGAAGATGGCAAGCTTTTAAAAGGCAAGACAAACTATCAATGTCAAGTAGATACAAATTTTGATGTAGAGTCGGCACCATGTGTATTGGTGAATAAGCTCAAAGAAGATTGCTGGACAAAGAACATATGTCCATATTATACTGCAAGAAATACCGCTCTTACAGATAAATTTTCTATTTTAAATTATAAAATGTTTTTGTCGCTACCAGATCACGTAAAAAGAAAAAATTTTATTATATGTGATGAAGCTTCGGAATTGGAAGACGAACTAGTGAGACGATTTTCTGCATTTATAGAATATGATAGATTGAAGAATTATGATGTTAGTGTTGTGCCGCTTGTTACAGATAGTACTCAAAAGGTTCGCGTGTGGTTGTATGATCTCATTTTCCATCTTAGCGAAATAATAAACACTTTGCAAAACAGACAAACAAAAAAAATTACTAATTTATCACCAATAGATAAAATTAAGATTCGCTATCTTAAAAATCTTTACAACAATTTAGTGATTATTGAATCATTATGGGATGAGTGTGAATTTGTTGTAGAGAAAGATTCACAACGCGCATCATTTACACCATTAAAGGTAGATAAATTGTCAAAATATATTTTTGATTATGGTGAAAATATTTTATTGATGTCTGCTACAATCATTGATCACAAGAACTTTGCAAAAACGCTAGGCATAAAAGATTATGAGTATGTGGAAGTTGATTCTACTTTTGAATCATCAAAATCACCCATATATGTAACATCTAAAAATAAGTTAAACTATAAAACTATAAAAACAGAATTGCCGGAAATAGTTAATAAGATTAAGCAAATTTGCGATTTACATAAAGATGCAAAAGGTGTTATACATACACACACCATGGAGATAACAGAATATATAAAGACCAGATTACATGGGGAAAGATTTCTCTTTCGAGAGCTTGCTTCAAAAAATGAAGATATTCTCAAAGAGCATTCCTCAAGTAGCAAACCTACTGTTCTTGTATCACCATCCCTATCGTTTGGTATCGATCTTAAGGATGAATTGGCCAGATTTCAAATTATAGTTAAATTGCCATACCTGCCATTGTCTTCCAAGAGGGTTAAGAAGTTATTTGAATTGGATAAGAATTGGTACATTGATAAGATGTTAAATGCCATGGTTCAAGCAACAGGAAGAGCCACAAGAAGCAAGAATGATTACTCTGTAACATATATTCTGGATGGAAATATAGTCGATGTTATTAAAACACACAAACATAGACTACCAAAATATTTTATTGATAGGATTATATAGATAGATAAATAACTACATGGGTCAAATATCATTAATAGGTCAAGCATTAGCACTACACAATTTAGGCACAGATGGTCTCATAACCAGAACTGCAGCTGGTACAGTTGCAGGTAGAACCATATCAAGCGGCACTGGTGTCACAGTAACTAACGGTAATGGTGTAGCTGGTAACCCTAGTATTGCTTTGGCAGGACAAGCATTAGCATTACACAACATTAATACTGACGGGTTTATATATAGAACAGGTAGTGGTACATTTACTGCCGCAACAACAGGTGCTACTACTCTTGGTAATGTGCCCTTTTATAATAGTGCACCAGCAACCGCTACATCTGCTGGTAATCCTGGAGCAATTGCTATAGCCGCAAACGGTACATTCATGTATGTATGCACTGCTACAAACAAATGGGCCAGGGTAGCTCTACAACCGTTTTAATCTAGAAATTCAGTGAAAAACTGTTTTTTTAAACTGTGTAGACAATAAATAATATTATGGCCCTAAAACTATTGGTAGAAAAACCTGCTCCAGAAGAACAATTTGAGTATGTTTTAGAGGAAAAAAATTCTAAAGGCCCAGCTACCCTGTATATTAACGGCCCATACATGATGGCAGAAGGTGTTAATAAAAACAACAGAGTATATGATGTAAATGAGATGGCACGTGAAGTAACCCGTTACAGTAACGAGCTTATTAAGAATAACCGTGCCATGGGAGAATTAAATCACCCTGCAACTGCTGATGTTGATTTGGAGAGGGCTTGTCACCTTGTCACTGAACTCAGACAAGATGGCAATGTGTTTTATGGCAAGTCAAAAGTTTTAACCACACCCATGGGCATGATTGTGCGTTCTCTTGTGAATGATGGTGTTAAAGTTGGCATGTCATCTCGTGCTTTAGGCAAATTAGAAGAGCAAGACAGTGGTGTGCAACGTGTTACAGAAATGCGCTTAGTGGCAATTGATTGTGTTGCAGATCCATCGTTTCCCAAAGCTTTTGTCAATGGTATTCTTGAATCCAAGCAGTTTGTTGTGGAAGCAGATGGCAAGTATGCTGAAGTGTACGAAACGTTCTCCAACAAACTAAACAAACTACCCAGAGTGGATGTGGAGTCATATCTGAAGGAACAAATATCTAATTTCTTCAAAAAAATGACTCTGGTAGGATAAATATTTTTATGCAGAAGAATTTAGCCAAGAACGACATCAAGCTTGAAATTAGTCAATTTATTCAAGCAATTTCTGAGAAAAATTTTGCCGCGGCCAATAAATATTTAAAGAACGCAATTGAAGAGAAAATTAAACATAAAATCTCTGAGGTTGCAAAATAATAATTTATGAAAGAAGTAAAAGACGTACTAAAAGAAGCAACCAAAGATATACTCTCTGAGGAGACACTTAATGAATTGCAGAACATTTTTAATGAAGCTGTTAACACAAAAGTCAAGCTTCACGTTGAAAAAGCTCTAATTGAGCAAGATGAAGATTATTCAAACAAGCTGGAAAAGCTTGTCTCTGCTATTGACACAGATCATACAGCAAAGTTAAACAAAGTTTATGAAGCAGTTGTTGCTGATCATACCAACAAGCTCAAGAACGTTATTGAGAAATATGAAGGCATGTCAAACAATGATGCAAAGAATTTCAAAAATAATTTGGTTGAAAACATATCAAATTATCTTGAACTTTATATTGATGAAGCAATCCCTGCTGCATCAATCAATGAAGCAGTAAAGAACAAGCGCGCAGTCGCAGTTCTTGAAAGTATCAAAAAGACTCTCGCCGTTGATGAAGCTCTTGCAAATAGTTGTATTCGCGACGCTGTAATTGATGGTAAGAATCAAATTAATGAAGCTAATAAAAAGCTTGAAGCTGTTCTCTCAGAGAATGCAGCATTGAAGTCAAAGCTCAAAGAGATTGAATCAAAAAATCTTTTTGCGGAAAAGACAAAAGACATGGATCCCAAGAAAGTCGAACAAGTAGTTAGACTTTTTGAAGGCAAGAATCCTGAATTTGTAAAAGAAAACTTTGACTACACTGTTAAAATGTTTGAAAAGTCTGAGACAGAACGGCTCGAAACTCTAGCCACTGAGGCAGTTGAAGAATCAACTACATCTGAAGTAGATCGCCCTGTTATTGAAGAACAGTTGATAGGCGAAAATACAAATCTACCTGCAGCTGAAGATTCATCAAAATACTACCTCAAAGAGCTCAGCAAATACTAATTTTTTTGCAGTTTCGTTGAGGCTTAAGCCTTAATAGGAAAAAACGGTCGACTATGTTACGGAGAAATTTATTCATATTATGAAAAAAGTTGTTCGTCCTTCGCAGTCATATATTGACGAATCAAGAGCCGCAGCTCTTCTTGAAAAGTGGAGTCCAGTATTGGATTACTCTTCCAAGAATGTTGCAGCAATCGAAGATGATCATACCCGTTTGAACACAGCTATTCTCTTGGAAAACCAAGAGCAATGGTGCTTAAGGGAAGCAGGCCCAAATTATGTGCCTTCTCTTCCTGATCAAGCAGGTTCAACAGGCTCTGTAGGTACATTCCAGACATCCAATTGGACTAATAATCCAGCTGGTACTCCTGGCACTGATTCCTATGCAGCAGGTGATTATCGTCTTCCAAAGATCTTGATTCCGATGATTCGTAGAACGTTCCCAGAACTTATTTCTAATGAAATCGTTGGCGTGCAGCCTATGTCAGGCCCAGTGGGTTTGGCATTTGCTTTGCGCTATCGTTACGAGAATGAGGCCCTTGGTAACGGTGTTGATGGTCAGCCATCAGCTACCGGTGCAACCGTTGGTACTGATTACGGCAGCACAACTGCCGCAGGTACTGATGGACAAGAATTGGGCTATCAGTTCCTAGATACACGTTTCACTGGTACATCATCTGCCGGCTTGTCCGGTAACTCTGCCTTCTCGATCCTCGGATCAGATGCAGGTGTAGCACGTATTCTCAAGGACTTCGAATTGACGGGTAAAATCCCTCAAGTCGTAGTTTCTTTTGAGAAGACAGCAGTTGAAGCTGGTACACGTAGACTAGGCGCTCGCTGGTCAGTAGAATTGGAGCAAGATCTTAAGAACATGAACGGTATTGACATTGACACTGAATTGACAAATGCCATGAGCTATGAGCTACAGGCAGAAATCGATCGTGAAATGATCATCCGCATGATCCAGGTCGCTCTAAACGCTGGCGTAAACACCGGCTACTCTGTTTGGAGCCCAGCTTCAGCAGACGGCCGTTGGCTCGTTGAACGTAATCGCGATTTCTATCAGAGATTAATTATCGAAGCTAACCGTATTGCTGTTCGTAATCGTCGTGGTGCAGCCAACTTTGTTGTTGCAACACCTCGCGTTTGCGCTATCCTTGAGATGCTCCCTGAATTCCAGTGGGTACCTGTACAGGGTAATGTAAACACACAACCAGTAGGCGTAGCTAAGGTAGGTTCACTTGGTGGACGTTTTAATGTGTATCGTGACACACGTACTGAGGCACAGTTTCAATCTGGTGCTCGTCAGCAACCGCTCGAGTATGCCCTGTTGGGCTACAAGGGTCCTGAGTTCTACGACACTGGTATTATCTACTGCCCATACATCCCTGTTATGGTACAGCGTACAATTGGTCCAAATGATTTCGCTCCACGTGTTGGTCTCATGACCCGCTACGGTGTAGTCGACAATATATTTGGTGCTAACTTGTACTACCACGTTATCATCATCTCGGGTCTAGGCGTTGCCTTTACCCCTGGAACACAATCAGTCTACTTCTAAAATTGGAAGTGATAGAGTTGTAGAAAGAAAAACATTTCACCTAGTACGTCCTAGGATAGTTAAAAAAGGGCCTCTTGCGGGGCCCTTTTTTTTTGCAAAAAAATAAACTATACAGAATAAATAATTATATGGCATCAATAGTATTTTCATTTCAAGTTGCAGATCCAGCTGCTTCAAACCCAACATCTTTAAACTTATCCAAGTCGGCTTTTGATGCTGCAGGTAGTTTTCTTGGGGTTAACTTAATTACTTTGGGTAGCACTGCACAATCATTGTTATTTCAAGCTGCTACCGGTAGCTTGACAAGTACATATGCTGTTCTTTCCGGTTCTCTGGATGGTGTTAACACATCATTTAGAGTTGATAAAGCTTATAACGGTGCACAATTTGCACTACAAAGATCAGATCGATCAAGCTCAATCTTCACTTGTGCAACAGGCTCAGCCGCACAGACATTAGCAGATAATGGTTTTGATAGCGTAAGTCCAGAAGCTCTAAGACTCTGGAATCTTAACGGTTAATTATTGCCGTACTGTCTTAGTAAAGTACTTCCACTTGTCCCACATGGCACCGTTCTGCTTGAGCAGTTCCTGGCTATTGGCTCTAATAGGATTGATATCAATACCACCACGTCTCACATACAGACATGACACCATTAGTTCTTCAGGTCTTGTCAAATCATAAAGACGCTTGTAAATCGTCTCACAAATCTCTTCATGGAAGTGACATTCGTCTCTAAATGAAACAATGTACTGCAACAGAGATGTTTGATTGAGTTCACAAGGTCCTTTGTAATGAATATAAACATCCCCCCAGTCCGGTTGAGATGTGACCCTGCAATTACTCTTTAACAGGGCTGAATGAAAGCGCTGCACTTTGCTACTGTCACCTTCTAACCAACCAAGTAGTGTAGGATCTTCTTTGTAGCCACGCGATTTGATAGCAGTGACATCAATATTGTTTTCCAGTGTAGGATACAACGCAGAAGGAAACAATGCTGGGTAATACATTGCATCATCAATTGCTTTTGTAAGCCTGACACACACTCTGACTTCAGTTTCAAGCAATTTGGAAAGATCATTTTCCATTACAGCTTCAAGCTGCTGCAGTACACTGATAATATTGCCTTGATATGTCTCCATATTAAACGAATTCATGTACAGTTTAATGGACTTGGATTCAACAATATATTTGTTAGTAGCAGGGTAAACAACTTTAGCAATAGCTGCAATGGGCATGCCCTCTTGAGTCAAGCAAGACACTTCATAAGCATTCCACACATCGTAGCCAAAAAAAGGTGGATTTTCATCAGAGATGTTCAAATGTTTCCTATTATTTTGTCTTGGTTCCCGAACCAGAAGCGAAGGATCATATGTACATTTGTACCCGGTAATTTTACCCAAATGCTTTGAGATATTACTATTATCTAATTCTGTATTCATTGTATATATTATATGCTATCTATTAAGTTCTTCAACTCATTATATTTGTCATCCAAATTGTAAGTTGAAACGCCACCTGATAAAAGATGAGCAGTTTCTGGTAAAATATCTTCGTAACTTTCGTCACGTCGAATATCAAGTCGCTTGATGCTTTCTCTAAACCTCTTGCTATTAAATTGCTCAATTTGATTCTTAAGCAACATAAAATTCATAATTGAAGAGAATTCTTGCTTAACATATGTGACACTTTCACCTGGAAAACGTTGCAG